ATGCTTAGGGGAACATATCGTGAATCGTCCGATTCGTCAAGAGATTCAGGTGATTATCTCCCCCGCACGCTGGCCGATCTCGCGAAGAAGCCCATATGGGCCGCCCGTGAGAAAGGCGGGAAGGCGCCACTCACCGCGGACGGCCATAACGCCAGCAACGCCGAACCCGCCACATGGACGAAGCGCGCCGCGGCGGCCCGCTATAGCGGCGAAGTCGGCCTCATGCTGGGCGACTTCGGGAACGGCCTCACTCTATGCGGGCTCGATCTAGACTCGTGCCTTGATGACGAAGGGTTGCCCACGCCGGAGGCATTTGCCGTGCTTCGCGAATTCCACAGCTACACCGAAGTATCGCCCAGCGGGAGAAGCCTCCATGTCCTGTTTCTCGTCCGCGACGAGACGCATGCATGGCTGGCGAGGGAGATGCAAAAGCGCAACAAGGAATGGCAGCTTCCGTTCAAACAGCCCGGCCAACATCGCGAGATGAAGCTGGCGCGCGGGCATCAGTTTCTCACCGTCACCGACAAGGTGCTGCGCGGCGGGGCGCTCAAAGACTTCGATATCAAGACGCTGAAGATCGTCAGCATTCCCACGGATCGCCTTCGCGTCATCGGTACGAAGACGCTCCGCTGGTTCATCGAGGAAGCTGGTCCAGCTTACGCCGGTAAAGGCGGCGCGAAGGCCGGAGCGAGAAGGCCGCGCGATGGGGACCGGAGCGCACGCCTTCTCGCCTTGGCGGGCAAGACGCAGCGCGAGGGCCGCAGCTTCGAAGCGTTCAAGGAAGCCGCCTGGGCCGACGATGACGCAGCTGGGCACCTCAACGACCAGCAACACCCGGAGCGGGCGCTACAACGCGCGTGGAAGAAGTCAGAGGCCATCGGCCCGGATGTTGCCGTGCTTAATGAAAACCACGCCGTTGTGAAGCTGGGCAGCAAGACTTGCATCGCGACGTTCAAGGCGGATGGCGAGGTCGAGTTCAGCAGCGTCACGGACGCACGGGCGTGGTTCGCCAATCGCGGGGATGTCTTCAAGCGCTGGTTCACAAGCCCGCACCGGCAGCAATTTCCCGATGGGCTAGTGTTCGATCCCAGCGGGAGGGCGCCCGAAACGGCGCTGAATTTATGGTCGGGCTGGGCCGTCAAGCCTAATCCGAGCGCGTCATGCAGGCTGATTCTCAGATACATTCGCGAGGTGGCGGCAAACGGGAATCCCGAGCACGCAGATTATATCCTGAATTGGCTCGCCCATATGGTCCAGAAGCCCGCGGAGAAGCCGGGGGTTGCGCTCGTTCTCAAAGGGCTTAAGGGCGCGGGCAAGGACACGCTGGCGGTGATAGCGGGCGCGATGATGGGGCGGCGGTATGTCGCCCACGTGGTCCGGCCCGACGCGCTTGTAGGGCGCTTCAACGCGCCCTTCGCCACAGCCATCCTCGGGCACGTAGAAGAAGCGTTCTGGGCAGGCGATCCGAGCAAGGCGGGAGCGCTTCAAGCACTCATCACCGCAGAAACCCTGCCCATCGAAAGGAAGGGCATCGATCCGGTATCGGTTCGCTCCTTCGTCCGTCTCATCATGACAACGAATGAAGAGCGCGCCGTGCCCGCGACTTGGGATGAACGGCGGTATGCCGTCTTCGAGGTAAGCGAAAGCCGCAAGGATGATCGGGCGTATTTCGATGCGCTCTATAAAAATGAAATCCAGAAGGACGGCCCGGCGAGTTTGATGGACTACCTTATGAAGGTCGATCTAACCGGTTTCGATATTCGCGACGTGCCGCAAACGGCTGCACTGCACGAACAGAAGCGGGCATCGCTGCGGGGCGCTGGACGTTGGTTATCCGACCTCCTCGAAACGGAAGACTTCCCTGAACGCGCCAACTGTGCCGACTTCTATCGGCAGTACGAACACTTCATGCACAAAGGCAGGCGCGCTCAAGACCCTGTAGGTGCCCGTCAATTCGGTAAGGAGATAAAGCGAATGCTGCCTAGCGTGAAACGTAAACGCTCTTGGACGGGCGGGAAAGTAGGTCCGTGGTTTTATATTTTTCCGCCGCAGGATGAATGCCGCGCAGAATTCGACAAATGGCTTAAAGGGAAAGGTGAGCGGTGACCATCCCATCATGCATGGGAAGGGGGCGCATCATGGGAATGAAAAAGCCCAGCAAAAACAGCACTCTTCCCATCATTCCCATCATTCCTATGAGATAGAGAGATGGTAGAGAAAACGTATATAGGCGTTATTTTTAACTAGCGTGCGGCATGCGGGCGATTTGGGTCAAAAACACGGGAAACACGGGAATCATGGGAAGGAGTCAAGGAAATCAATGACTTACGCAGTCGCTCATGGGAAGGCGCATAGGAAGCGAGACGGGAAGGCGCAGTTAAATTTAACCACACCCTGCACATGGGCAAGCACGCATGCGGCGGCTTTTTATTTGCGCGCTTCGTCCGTCTACAGAAGGTATCCGGTTAAATTTAAGGCGGCCATCCCTCCGCAGATGGCGTTCGAAATGGGTCCTTCCGCCCGCTTCCAGTCGCGGGGGGCGTGGAGCGCGACAGGTCGGTCTTTGCAGATAAAATTAAACCAGGATTTCTCAAGCATCAAATCGGGCGAGTGAAAATTTAAGTTTTTCGCAAAATCGCGCTCGGGAAAGGGGGCTTTCGTGGCGTTCAACAGAGCTAAAATTGAAGCGGAAATAGACGCGCTGATCTGCGAAAATGAAGAAGCGCTGATCGATACAAAATCCCTTGCCGATTATTTGGGCTTGAGCGCGGGCCGCGTTCAGGTGCTCGCCCGCGAGGGCATCGTCCCGCATATTCGGCCCAATCTGTTCCATCGCCGCGATGCCATCCGCGCCTATTGCGGCTGGGTACGGCAACACCATGCCGGGCGTGGTTCTGCTTCTGCCGCTCTGGTTGCTGCGAAAACTCGTGCCGCCGAGGCGACGGCCGACAAGCTCGAACTGGCGAATCAGGCCGCGCGCCGCGAGCTGATCGCCGCCAGCGAAGTTGAACGCGCATGGGCTGGGACACTCCGCGACTTACGCGCGGGCATGCTGTCGGTCCCCTCGCGCGTTCAGCAACGCATGGGCCACCTGACCAAGCACGACATTCTCGCCATCGACGCTGAAATCCGCACCGCACTAAGCGAGGCCGCCCATGCCGAATGATGCCATCACACTGGTTCGCCGCAATGCATTGCGGGCGCTGATCCCGCCGCCGCGCCTCAAACTATCCGAGTGGATCGAAGCTTACGTGAGGCTGCCCGATTCGGTTTCAGCCCTGCCCGGGCCTATTCGGCTGTACCCTTATCAGCGCGAGATTGCCGACGCGATCAGCGATCCCGAGATTGAACGGGTTACGCTCGTCAAGCCGGTGCGCGTTGGATTCACGACCCTGCTAACCGGAGCGCTGGCGTCCTACATCGCCAACGAGCCGAGCCCGGTTCTTGCGCTGTTGCCCACGGAATCTGATTGCCGCGATTACGTGGTGAGCGACATTGAGCCTATCTTCGAAGCGACGCCCACGCTGCGCGGGCTGCTGTCGGCAGAGGCCGACGAGACGGGCCGTAACACGCTTCTGAGCCGTCGCTTTCCCGGCGGCTCGCTGAAAATCGTCGCCGCCAAGTCGCCCAGGAATTTGCGTCGGCATAACGTCCGTATACTGCTTATCGACGAAGCCGACGCGATGGAAGCGGGCGCCGAAGGTTCGCCGGTCACGCTGGCCGAAAAGCGCACCTTGAGCTTCGCGAACCGCAAGATCATTCTGGGCAGCACGCCCACCTTCGAGGCTACGAGTAACGTGCTGCGGGCCTATGCCCAGTCCGATCAGCGCGTATTTGAGGTGCCCTGCCCCGAATGCCAGCATTTTCACGAAATCGCCTGGGCTGACATTCAGTGGCCTGAGGGCGAGCCGGAAAAAGCTCACTATGTTTGCCCGGCATGCGGTTGCGTGATCGACGAGCGGCACAAGGCGGCGATGGTCGAGAACGGCCGCTGGCGGGCCACAGCGCCCCATGCGCAGGGACATGCAGGCTTCCGGCTCAACGCGCTCGTCTCGACGCTGCACAACGCCTGCTGGGGGAAACTGGCGGTGGAATTCATCGAAGCAAAGAAGAATCCCGACACGCTTCAGGTGTTCGTAAACACGATCCTTGCCCAAGGTTGGCGGGAGGCGACCGAGGAGATTGACGACGCCGCACTTGCCGCCCGCGCGGAACCGTTCAGCCTGGAGGCCATTCCGGCGGAGGTGCTATTTGTAACGGCGGGCGTCGATGTTCAGCATGACCGGCTCGAAATCGTATTTCTGGGCTTCAGCCGCGACGAAATCTTCGTTCTGGGGCAGTCGGTGATTTACGGCGATCCCATGGGCGATGATGTCTGGGCCGAACTCGACGCGGCACTGCGCACCACATGGAAGCACCCCAAAGGTGGGTTTCTCAAAGTCGACGCGACAGCGATTGACTCATCCGATGGCGTCACGATGGATCGCGTCATCGCCTTCTGCCGCCCGCGGCTGGGGCGGCGCATCTTCGCCATCAAGGGTGCATCGGGTAGCAGGCAAGCCATCCGCCGTAGCGATCAGAAGGGCTATACCCTCTTCATCGTGGGCGTCGACGGGCTCAAAGGGCAGCTTACGAACCGTCTGGCACATGGCCGCTCGATCCGCTTCAGCCATACGCTCGAAGCGCGGTTCTTCGAAGAATTGGCCTCCGAACGGCTTGTTATGCGATACCAGCGCGGCGCGCCAGTCCGCATCTGGGAGCGCATCCCCGGCCGCCGTGCTGAGAGCCTCGACTGCGTTATCTACGCAATGGCCGTGCGCAACCTGATCGGCGCGAAGATCGAGACGAGGGAAGCCGAGGTTGCGAGCCCGACCTTGCCCAAGAAGGCTCCCGAGGTGATCCACAGCGCTTGGCTCGGACGTTAAGGAAACCGCGCCTGACTACCCTTCGAATCGCCAGCCTGGGCCAACCCAGCGCGGAAACGGTCGATGCCATTTCCGCCAGTTGGGGGAATGGATCACAACATAGGCCGGGCGTATGTCGCGGCCTTTCGCCCGCTGTTGCTCGACCCACTCAAGGTAGAGCGCATGCTCCTTCGGGAACATCACGGGTGACAACCAGCCCTCGTGCGAGTGAATCTTCCCGAAGAAGGCTTCGCGTTCCTCGTTGCTCATCAGCATCGGGCTAATCCTGATGCCTCGCAAAGAGAATCTGGGCCAAGTATTTGGCCCCGTAGCGTCTTCGTATCCCTTCCCGCTGTTGTCTCGATAATCGGGCCTGACCGTTTTCGGTCACAAGCAGCTTCTTCAATTCCTCGGAGCCGCTTGCCTGCAAGCGGCCTTGTTCATCGGCCCGAAGCACACAGCGTGCCCCCGGCGGGATCAAGGTCAGTTTCATGTCCACCTACCAGCTTTCGAAAGTGCACCGATTGAGTCGCCCATAACCCATTGCACAGGCTACCAGAAAAAGGTTAATGAATCGTTAATATTAACAGTTTACAGATGAATCAATCTGAGTTATACGATGGTTAACGAACGAAAACGGGGGGTTCATGTGTTTCGCCTGGCCGATGCTATAGCCGCGTTCGCAGTGTATGCGGACCTTCCTTTGGTGCATTTGCCAGAGTTTGACCGGCGCGTGCGGAACCTCACGCAGCGGCACTACGTGCCGCCAGCCTCAAGGCGCGGACGGGCAGACCTCTATTCCCTGGAAACAATATGTGCGCTGCATATCGCAGTCGTGCTTACCGACTTTGGGCTTTCCCGGACTCAAATCGATGAAGTTCTGCACTTCCTGCTCGTTGCGGGGCGCGAAAAGAAAAAGACGCACATCAAGGAAGCTGTGGCTCGGGCGCAAGCCAATGAAGCCGTCTTATTTGGCCTTGAGCGCACTCGCGGCGTAGTGGTGCCGCACCTCTGGTTTCCCGACAAGGGAGAAGCGGCTCCGGCCACCAAAGCCGCGCTTCGGATCGACGCCGCAGACCTGCTCTGCGGCACTATTTACCTTCTCGAAGGGCACAAACAATGACTTTGCTCCGACGCATTTTCAGCCGTTCGCTCGCGTTGAGGCGCTTCGACGCGGCAGGCGGCGGCCGTCGCGCGAATGGTTTCGGGACTTTCGGTCGGACTCAAACTGAGGTGAGCGGAGCAGCACACACGGTGCGCAGCCGAGCGCGGGCGCTCGCGGTCAATCAGCCGTTCATCGCGAACGCTGTCGGGAACTGGGTTGGCTCGCTCGTCGGCTGCGGGATCACGGCAACGGGCGACGCTGAAGCCGTGGCGCACTTCAACGCTTGGGCGAACGAAGCCGATTTCGACGGCCGTACCGACTTTTGGGGTTTGCAGGCAGAAATTGCCCGCAGCTTGGTAGTAGACGGGGAAAGCTTCGTTCAGCTTGTCTATACGGACTCGGGCATCAAGCTTCGCCCGATCCCCTCCGAACTTATCGACGAAAGCAAGACGGCGGAGTTGCCCGATGGCGGCTATGTCGTGAACGGAGTCGAGTTCGGCGCCGAAGGCCAGCGTGGCGCCTACTGGGTGATGCCCGCGAAGCCGAGCGATGTTTTCGCAAGCTACGCCGCTCCCGTGCGCGTGCCCGCCTCGAAAATCCTGCACATCTTTAAACCGTTGGGCGTCGGGCAGGTCCGCGGAATTTCGTGGCTTGCGCCAATCATTGTGGCCGCAAATGAATTCGACACCATCGTCGACGGCCTTGCCGTCGGGGTGAAAGTCGCGGCCCTGCATGCAGGCTTCATCGTGGACCAGAACGGAACAGGTGGCGCGTTTGAAGGCGAGGCCGATCTTTCGAATGTAAGTCTTGAGCCCGGCACAGTAAGAAGGCTCCCGGCAGGCGTCGATATTAAGTTCAGTTCGCCTGAACAGGCAAAGGAAACAGCGGCGTTTCTGAATTTTCAGCTTCGCCAGTTGGCCGCAGGTATCGCTTTGCCAGAGCATCTGCTGAGCGGCGACCTGAGCAACGCGAATTACAGCTCGCTCAGAGCGGGCTTGCTTCCGTTCCGCGAGCGTTGCGAGCAAGTCCAATACGGGGTTCTTGTCCCGCAGCTGCTTAATCCGATCTGGCGCGCCGTGATGAATTTCGCGCTGCTATCGGGCGAACTCAAGAGCCTGCCGCGCTGCGAATGGCTTCCGCCCGCCTGGCAGCAGGTTGACCCGGCGAAGGCCGCCGAAGCCGACAAGCTTGAGCTTGAAGCCGGGCTTACGAGCCGCCGCAAGCTCGTCGCTGCACGCGGCTGGAGCATCTCCGATCTCGACGCCGAAATCGCCGAAGACCGCGCCCGCGAGAAGTCGCTGGGCCTTAATTTCATGGGGGAAGCAAATGCCCAAAAAGCAGTACAAGCGCCCGCCGCTGCGTAGTTCAACCGGCGATGAAGTTTTCGAGCGCCGCGCACCTGTTACACCCAGCACATGGGACGCTGAGACGCGCACCGTCGAGGCCATCATCAGTACAGGCGCGCCCGTGAAGCGAGGCGATGCCCGCGGCCCGTACATCGAGCGGCTGGACCTCGCGGGCGTCGATCCCGCGAACCTCATCGGCTTGCCGGTTCTCGACAATCACCGCTCGACCGGCAGCGAGCACGTCGTGGGCGTGATCCGCGAGGCGCGACGCGAGTTCGCTGGCCTTGTCGCAACGATTCAGCTTTCGGCCGCTGACGATGCCGCGAACGTCCGCACCAAGGTTGCGGAAGGCGTGCTTCGCGGCGTGAGCATCGGCTATGGCGTCACCTCCGTCCGGGAGACAACCGAGAACGGGCAGCGCGTGCGCACCATCAGCCCCCTTATTCGAGAAGTGAGTTTCGTAGCCCAACCGGCCGATCCGGCCGCAACCGTCCGAGGAAACCCCATGCACAACACCGTGCCCAACACCGAAAACGAACATAACCAGCCGACGCAGGCCGAAACCCGCGCCCATATCCGCGAGCTGGTTCGCGCCGCTGGCGAACCCGTCGAGACGGCCGACACCTATATCGACGCCGAGCTTTCGGAGGAACAGGTCCGCGCCGATCTGTTTGACAAGCTCGTGAAGCGCTCGAAGAGAACGCCGCATATTCGCGTGCATAGCCCGGCCGCTGAGAACCCGGAAGTTCGCCGCGCCGCCCAGGAAGAAGCGCTGTTTATCCGCGCTGTGGGCGGCACGCCCAGCGATGCGGCGAAACCTTATCTGGGCCATAGCCTGCGCGACTTCGCCCGTGAATCGCTCGAAGCCGTGGGCCACTCGACGCGCGGCCTGAATACCGACGAGTTGTTTCGTGCCGCGCTGCACACCACGAGCGACTTTCCCCAGCTCCTGACAGGTGTGGGCCGCCGCTCGCTGCTTGCCAGTTATCAGGCGGCGCAAAGCCCGCTGAAGCAGCTCGCGCGGCAGGGTAGCCGCACGGATTTCCGCAGCGGCAGCACGCTTCGCCTTGGTGAGATCGGCTCGTTGCAGAAGCTTTCCGAAGCGGGCGAAATCAAATCCGTTACGCGCGGCGAAGCGGCTGAAAGCTACGCCATCGATACCTTTGGCGCTCTGTTCTCGCTTAGCCGCAAGGCCCTGATCAACGACGATCTGGGCGCGTTCAGCGACTGGGCGCAGGCCGCAGGGCAGGCGGCCGCGCAAACCGAGGCTGCGCTTCTCTGGTCGCTCCTGAGCCAGTCTTCGGGCGCAGGCCCGGCGATGGGCGAAGATGGGAAGCGGCTCTTCCACGCCGACCACGGCAACCTTCTGACGGCCGCCGCGCTTTCCGAAACGAGCCTGTCAGCGGCGCGCCTGGCGCTGCGTACGCGCAAGGGCCTCGACGGCAAGACGGTCATCGCGGTCACGCCCAAATATCTGCTTGTCGGGCCTGAGATCGAGACGACCGCCGAAAAGCTGCTGACTTCGATCAACGCGACAACCACGGGCGACGTGAACCCCTTTGCGGGCAAGCTCACTCTTCTGGTCGAGCCGCGTATTTCTGGCAAAGCCTGGTACGTCTTCGCCGATCCGGCTTCGGTTCCGGTGCTCGAATACAGCTATCTTTCGAGTGCTCCCGGCCCGCAAATTTCGGAGCGGGAAGGCTGGGAAGTGCTGTCTCGTGAATACCGCGTTTACCTCGATTTCGGGGCTGGTGCCGTCGACTGGCGCGGCGCTGTGCGCAATCCTGGAGCGTAAGCCCATGGCCTCGCTTGCTGAACTGATCCGCTGGCGGGATGCCCTGTTCGAGTCCCGGCTTCGGGGCGTGCGCAGCGTCCAAGACTCCGATGGGCAGCGCATTGAATACAAGACCGACTCAGAAATGGCCGCCGCGATAGCGGCGGCCGATGCGGCCATTGCGGCAGCGCAAAAGAAGCAGCCGTCCACCGTCCATTTCAGGACTTCAAAGGGGTTTGACAGATGAAGAATTACATCCAGTTGGGCGATAACATCACCGTTCCTGCCCCCGCCGCCGTCACCTCGGGCAGTGTCGTCGTGATCGGCTCGCTTTATGGCGTGGCCGCCGAAGACGCTGCGTCCGGCGTCGATGTCGACGTTATCACCCGTGGCGTGTTCGAACTGGCGAAGGTTTCGACCGACGCTTTCGCCGTCGGTGATGCGGTCTATTTCGATGCGGCAACGAAGCTCGTCACGGCAACGGCCACCGGCAACACGAAGATCGGCGTCGCGGTCACGGCAGCACCCAACCCCAGCGGGACTGTCAATGTCAAGCTCAAGTGATCCCGAAGTCAAGACGGCGCGTGCAAGACGGGCGCGCGCCCTCGACGCCGATCTCGAACAGGCGTTCGCCTTCGATCCCAAGGGCGCGTTTACGTCGACATTCAAGCGTGTGGCCCGTGCCGAGACGCTGACCCGCCTGAACGGAACAGGCGATGTGGCCCGGTTGCGCGAGCTGGGGAACGCGCTGGGCGCGCTCGATGCGCTCCGTTATGCCATGGGCTTGTTGAAACCAGAGCTTTGCCGCGACGAATTCGACCGACTTCAAGCGGCGTGCGCCGGCAAGGCCGAACGCATCGCCCGAGCGGCGGGAGTTTGAGATATGAGGCGCACAGTTCCGGCGATCATTCCAGAAATCGAGCCTTTAGGGGTGAGCCCGCGCGAAGCGGCGCGCCTTCTGGGCGTCAGCTTGCCGGTTCTGGCGAGACTCGTTTCCGATGGTCGCCTTTCAGGGCCTGTTCGGCTTGGATCGCGTACATTGCGCTTTGATCTAGCCCGGCTCCGTGCCGATTGGGCGCGGCTGGGCGGATCGCCCGAAGCGAAAGGAGACGCAAATCCATGGGACGAAGTTCTTCGCCGCTGAGACGGCCTCCGAAATATTGCCATTGGAAAACGAACGGCAAAGGTCAAGGCTTCTGGTACTATGAGCGCCAAGGCTTCACGCGCGCTCGCCTGCCGGGCCTGCCGTGGTCGCCCGAATTCATGCGGGCTTACGAGACGGCCGCCAAGGCGAGCCGCGACGAAATAGGGCTGGAACGCACCATCCCGCGCACGCTGGGCGCTGTGATCGTCAGCTATTACTCTTCGGCGGCGTGGCGCTCCCTCGCTCCCGCGACGCAGCGGACCTATCGGGGCGTGCTCGAAGCGCTTCGTGAGGCGCACGCCGACAAGCCGCTGGCCGGGCTTCAACGCGAGCACATCAAGGCGCTTGCCGAAGAGAAGGCGCGGCTGGGCGGCCCTACAGCCGCGAACAGGCTGCTTTCGATTCTCGCGATCCTTCTCGATCTCGCGCTTGACCTCGGATGGACGCGGGCAAACCCCGCGCGCACGGTCAAGAAGCTTCGGCACAGAGGCGAGGGCTTCCACACATGGGCCGAAGATGAGGTGGCGGCATTCCGGCAGCGCTGGCCTCTCGAAAGCCGCCAACGGCTCGCCTTCGAGTTGTTACTCTGCACCGCGCAACGAAGCGCCGACGTTCGGCAGATGCGGTCTTCGCAGGTGGGTGAAGGGAGCGTGTCTCTCTCGCAACAGAAGAGGAAGACGCCGCTTCGCATTCCGCTCTTGCCGGAGCTTCGGGCTGCACTCGCGGCGGCTCCCGTCATCGGAAGCGCGACGATCCTCGTCACAGCGTTCGGGCGGCCGTTCACGGAAAAAGGCTTCGGCAATTTCGTGAAGAAGGCTTGCGAGGAAGCGGGGCTTGCCCATTGTAGCGCCCATGGGCTTCGCAAGGCGGCGGCGAGGCGTCTTGCCGAGGCAGGATGCACAGCGCATCAAATCGCGGCCATCACGGGGCACAAGACGTTGCGGGAGGTGGAACGCTACACGAAAGAAGCGAACCAGGCGCGGCTCGCGGTAGCGGCCTTCGCAACGTTGAAGGAGAACGGATGACGAACAAAGGATGTGAAACCGCGTTGCGCGAGTTTCAAAAGCAGAGGCATATCGTCTTGAAAAACAAGAGTTTTTTCGGTGGAATGGCGGAGAGGGTGGGATTCGAACCCACGGTACGGTTGCCCGTACTCCGGTTTTCGAGACCGGCCTATTCAACCACTCTAGCACCTCTCCGTAGCGGGAAACGCGGGCATACGAATAAAAAAGGCGAACCCGAAGGCCCGCTCCGCATGCCGTCTGCCGCGCGCGCATCCTCATATCAAGAGTTCGGAAGCGAAGCAACATATGATCGCCGTGTTGCGTCGCTTCCGGTCAAAAGAAGTCGAGCGACGCCGCATCGAGTGCGAAACTCTCCCGAAAGGCTCACAGATTTCCCGCGTCGGCCGAAGCGATGGCGGGGGTCGAACCGCTTGGCGCATGCCGGGCGAGAAAAATCCCGACGCGCTCTCTGATAGCGTCCAGATGCGTGAACAAACTCACATGTTCGCCGCCTTCGATCGCCATCAGTTCCGAGCCCGCGAGCCCATTCGCAACGGCCAACGCATGCGAAAAGGGCACCACGCGGTCGCCGGTGCCATGAACGACCAGAACCGGCGCGGCGATATCCTGTAGCGGATAGGCGCCCACCGCCTCCAACTGCGCCATGTCGTTCGTGACGCCGGGCAGGCGCTCCGGCAGCCTTTCCAATACACTTGCCGAAAGCGCGTTCATCAGCGGTCCAGCCTCGGGATGGTCGAGCGTGCGCCTTCGCAACTCGGGCGCTGCGATCGAGCGCTGAGCTGCGGCTTCGGGAGCGAGCCGCACACGCCACCGCATTGCGGCCATCACAAACGGAATGCGAGATAAAGCCTTCATCGCGGCGAGTCGCTGAGGAACCTCAGGCGGCGGCGCGAGATGGCCCGAGGCGGTTGAGATCAGCACCAAGCCCCAGCATCGTTTCGGATGGCGCAGGGCGAACTGAAGCGCCGGAAGGCCGCCGGCCGACACGGCAATGACAGCGGCCTTCTCGATCCCGAGCGCATCGAGAAGCGCCTCGCAAAGATCCGCCTGCTTTTCCGGGGTTGGGCCGACGCTTAACGGCGTGCCGAGATAGCCGGGACGCGATATGGCCAGAATCCGAAAGCGCGAAGCGGAGATGGCGGCGCGCGCCAGAAGCAGGCTCTGGTCGTACCCGCCCATGCCGCCGTGCAAGGCTATGATGGCGGGTCCTTCGCCGTAAGAGGCGTATTCAACAGGCCCAAGGGCCGTCTGGATGATGGTTGGAGATACGATATGCGCGCGAGTGCCCGCGCGTTGGCGTAGGTTCGACAT